ACCAATTGGTCCAGAACTAGTAATTGCAGATACGCTTCCAGAAATATATCGTAATTCCGATAATACACTACTAGTATATGTTGGCTGTAATACATCACTTAACCAATATGGTGATGATGCTGTTATATATGTACTTCCAGATTTAATTAAATATTGATGTGAATATACAACTCCATCATATTTTTTTGAAGTTGAAGCAGTTAAATATATTTGCCACTGATCATCATCGTTTGCAGAAAGCGTTAATACTTTTGCATCCGTTTCTCCTAGATATTGTACATAATCTCCTGATGCAGTAACTTGAGAATTTTCGATTAATGAATTATAACTACTATCAAATCTAGCTAAATCTGGCAAAATTTTATCTTTGCTTCGTTCCAATACATTTGGCTGTACTAATATTCCCGTTAATTTATGTGCACGTGCTGGTAATAATTGATCTAATTGCCGGAAAAATGACAAATCAAACAATGTAAACATATTAATATATGCATTGATATCATTTTTATTAGAATATTTTTTCCAATAAGTTTGTGCTGCTTGTATTAATTTTGGATATGATTTAGAATCAGATTCTCCCGGGTCTCCAATATATTGATCTAAATCAATAAAACCCAATTGTGCAATAACATCTTCATCAATCATTGATTGTGGAGAAAAATATACACCCAATTTTTTGCTGTCTAATGGTGCTTTATCAAATTGACTTCGTTCTGCTCGAGTTTTTACATCTAAACCACCAACTAATTCATTTTGTTCAATTCGTATTTTATTATCATCGAACGTTCCAGCACCTAATGATGGTGCATCGTAATATTGAGTTTCTTCATATGAATCATATGGTGTGTTTATTGACCAACTAGCAAATGATGCTGAGATAGTTGAAGCTTTTGGTTGTATGCCTGATAAACTACTTGTTAGTGCATGATTAATTTTTTGATTTAATGGCAATCTAAATATCAATTCCGAATATGCATCAGAATTTGCATTATATGCTCCTGCAGCTTTAACGTGATTATTAAAAGCAGTTTCTGATAATGATGAAGACCACAAACGTAATTCTTGTAATTGTCCAACAAACCGATTTGCACCTGTACTAGTTCCGCCTAATACAATTGAACCAGTTGCACCAAATGATGCAGTTGCAGATGACGAAACTGCTGCAACAATTTTACCATATTTAGATTTTTTCGTAATTAAATCTAAATTAGTACCATTTCGTTTTACCATGGTAGTTAACCACTCGTCATTGTATAATTCAATTAATCCAGAACCAGTTCCGTTAATTTTCATTATACCTTTATTGCCGCTATTAAATTCTAATGTTACTGCATTTGAGCCTATATTAAGCAGGTTCATTGTAGTTGGAATAGATGGGTTTGCTACAACGTCATCTGGTCTAAAACGAAGTTCTACGGTATTAATTGACTGCGAATAATTCACAGTAACTGTACCTGCCGTACTACCACTCAAATCCAATGCATAATCAAAATTGTATTTTTCATATACTGGAGCTCGTTCTAATCTAGGCCCACCATATTCATTAATACTTATGATCGATTGTGGAATTCCATAACAAGCTAATAATGCTTGTATACTTCGTTTAGTTCCTTTAGATTTTAATAATAATGGTATATTGTTAACAATGCGACGCCAAATTGCATATGTTGTATTTTGTCCTGATACAGCCGGATCTCCGACACTAACTGAACCAGTTAATGGTATGCCAGCAGCATTAGTGCCTAATACATATTCCCATAATTCTTGATTCTGATTTCCGTTAGTTAAAGTCCAACCAAATTGTTTTGCTACAGAATATAACAATTCATTTGGCATACCCAATTTAGGATTTTCTTCTCGTTTATGAATTAACGATGCATGATGTACGTATGTATATAAAATATCATAATGCTGTCCTAACATGTATACAAATGATGTAAAATTAGTATTACTTGTATCTAATGTAAGGAATTCTGGTACTGTATATATTAATCCATTGATATTTGATAAATCATATAATGATGCTGTTTGTAATAAATTATTGTACCAACTTTTAAAAATTGAACTAGTTGTTGAAGTTAATGCATATGGTCTAGTGCTTGTTGTTTTTGGCACTGGCTGTATGTAACTACCTGTTAGTTCTGCAACATTAAATGTTTCATTAGGAATATTATATGTAGTTAACATCGAAGATGATTCGTAATACAAATAATTTTCAAAATTATCAAATCCACTAATCAAATTAGTTTTTAATACAGTAAAGTCTTGTGCATTAGTAGTAGCAGCACTACCAGATAATGTTGCAACAAATGCACTTTGGCTTGCATAATATTCTAATAAATCTAATTTATATTTGAAATTTTTCAAACGTTCTGTTGCTGAACTATAAAATACAAAATTATTGAAATCTGAATAATCAATATTCAATTTTATTCCAGACAAACTTCCGGAAAAATATGTATCAACTAATTGTTGCGATGTTTGTGTTGTTGAACTTAATAAGTCTGTCCAATTTTTTAAACCAGTTTCAGCAGATGTATTATAAATTGCATTTGCTTGCCAATTTGGTTTTGCTAACGATTTAAATGTACGTAATGAACCTTTTGATGCAATATCAACCGTATCAATATATGAAGGTTTTTGTTCTTCAACTATCCAACACTTAAAATCTACTGCAAAAGTTTGAGGTAATGGTTCATAAAGTTTAACATATAAATATTCGCCAATTACAACACTATTGACAAATAATACACATTGATTTCTACTAAAATTTAACAAGTATGTTTTGTGAAATTCAGAAGCCGTTTGATCTACGGTTTGTATATAATTTGTAATTTGTTGTAAAAATTCAGGATCTTCATCATCAATTGCGCGTAATCTAATTTCTGTTCGATCTGGAGAAATTTCATCAATTCTTAAATGTTGTCGTTCGTAACTACCAATTAAATTTTTAAAAAAGTTAACGGCAATTCTAAAATTTCCAGAAGTTAATTTAATTTTTTCTAACTCTGAAAATATATCAATTGCAATTGGATTAAGTACAGGAATTGTTTTATTAGTTGTTCTATCAATAAAACGAGGAACTTTTCTTTGAAGCTGAATTTTGTGATTACCAGTAATCCAAGCATCATCAACATAAACATGTAATTCTAATCTAGAATCATCTGCAGAATTAACAATATCGGTATTAAAAAATATAGGTTGTTCTGTTGAATAAGATACAACATCCAATTTAGAACGATCTATACGATTTGCAGAAATCGATTTATTTGTAGATTTTATTTCATTGATATTTTTATACTGATTAAGCATTTATCTCCTGATTCCAAAGATCTACAGTTTTACTTGCATCTGTTATCACCCAATATGATTGTAATGCGTTTATTGTGTGAAATTGAGTATTATTATTTTGTCCTGCTTTTACACCAATACCAAATCTATCTCCAATTTCAAATTCAGAATTCGGAATAATAATATCAATTTCTAAATTTTGTACTTCATAATAATTTATTGACCCCGGTACGTTAGGGCGTAAGTTTGACGTATTTTCAAAGGTACGATATTCTCTATTCAATCCTTGTTCTGATGTTTTAATTATAGAGAAAAATGCAGTTCCATATCCACTTGGGGCATCATATCGATGTTGCAATTTAATTCTAAATCTTAAATCAGCTCTAGAGTTTTTAAGATCTTTTGATATGGTATATGTATTTGGAAATTGTTGTGACAATCCATCTTGAACCTCACTCATTTCAATTCCAGAATAATCACCTATAGGAATACGTTGATCTTCCGATGGACGATATCTTGCAAATACAGGATCTAAACTTTGTAAATCTAAATCTAAATCTAAATCAACAACATCCTCATCTACCACCATTGTGCGTGCAGGAAATTTAAAATATTTAAATTGTGTATCCAAAACGCGCAACATTGATTTAGTTGTTATGCGATTAACTGCTGGTTCTATAATTAATAATGGATTGTTATCAACACCTTCTTGCAATGCAATATTACCATTTTCATTTCTAGGAATAACGTTAACATTATTTGAAACATACGTTAATCCTTGATTCTGATACTTAACTTGCAAATCAACCGCAATAGAATCTTTAATTAAAGAAACTGTTTTTGTAATCAAATTTCCTATATTCAATAATCTATCATTACTTACATTAAACATTATTTACTACCTAACTACTTTAAAATAAATTTGGTCGTCAATGTACTGTTCCATAAATCCATCTACTATTTTAAGATTTAAACGATAATTTCGTTCTGGCATTAAACCGTTCATATCTAAATAAATGAAATTACTAGTACTATCACAACTTACTTTAGTATAAATATCATCAAACGGAATAATGACCTCGTCAGTCGCAGCATCCGAAATTGAATAATATGTAGTAGTTGGTAAATGTTTAACTGTTTGTATAGGAAATAAATTTGTTGGAGATTTTCTAGGATATTTATCTCGACCGTAAATTCTTACTTTTGCAATCTCTGTATCTTTATAAGTTGGTTTAATATTTGTATATACAATGTATGATTCTGTATTGATATCTTGCAAGGACCCGGTTGTAAAATTACTGTCATCCCAATACATTACTAATCTAGGAACATATATTGTATGAGTTTCTCTACTAAAAAATCTTACATATCCCGCAACATTAGTATTAGATTCGTCAGCATCAGAAAACTTTAATAAGAATCCGTTATTAGCAATTGCATTACCACCACTTCCAGATTTCCAAAGTAAAACAGCTTCAGTAACATCCATATTAATATCAGTTGGACGATATGAAAATCCTTCTGCTTCTTGCAATCCTGGTTGATAAAAAAATGCTTGATTAAAAAATGATGAATTAAAAACTCCCGAACCAGATTGAAATAACCAACTTCCACCCTTGCCCGAACCAGTAGCATATAAACTCGTGCCATTTACTTGAATATTACTTCCAGAAATCCATTGATTTCCGGTATATGGATAAAATGACCAACTTGCATATGGCTCTGCCCAATTTGCACCATCCTGTGTTGCAGACGTTGCAGATAAAAATCCCGTTCCATTAATCCATGGCTGTGCAACAATTTTTGCATCGATACTATATTCGGATGGTAAATTTTTTGCATGGGTTGTAAACAACTGCAATATAAATTTACAATCATTTACACTAACTGAATATTTTGATAATACTGCATTAATTTCATTTAAATCAAATTTTACCAATGCTCTAGATTTCAAATAAGTAGAACCATCTGTATTTAAACGTTTTCCTATTTCTAAAATTTCATCTAAACCAGTATTATAATATTCAGCTGCTTCATATAATGTTGCATCCTTTTCTGCATAAAATATTCTGAACATATTATCCTAATTTTTTGACTGTTAATCTAGGTGGTGTACTATTACTAGTAATTGTTGTAATACTCGCATTTGATGGATTAACTAATACTCTATAATATCCTGGTGTAGAAATATATTCAACTAATGTACCAGTTACGGTTTGATCATTAGTACCTTCAACCGATTTGTAATCATTGAATAAAGAAACCAATGTAAATACACCTCCGGTACTAGTACCAGTTGCTAATTTAATTAAAATATCAACGTCAGCACCCAATCCGTTTAAATATATTTGCGTAATAAATTCATAATATCCTGGTTGTTTTATATAAACAGCTGCAGTTGATAAACCAGCATCAACTAATTCAAAACTAGCTACTGCAGTATTATAATCAGTAACATTATATCTTATGTTATTATCCACACTATTTGTTAATGAGACGTTGTTAACATTATTTGAAAATCTTGCAACAGGCATTCCAAAATACGATGACGTCACCGCATAAGATGCAGTAACTGCAAAAGATGA